TGGACGAGGTAGACGCCTATCCCGGTGACATCGAAGGCGAAGGCGACCCCATTGCCTTGGCTGAGGCCCGGGCGCGCACCTTCGGCTGGCGCAGGAAAGCCTTTCTGGTGTCAACGCCGACCATTGCCGGGCGCAGCCGGATTGAGCGCGAATATACGGCATCAGACCAGCGGCGCTATTTCCTGCCCTGTCCACACTGCGGCGCGATGCAATGGCTGAAATTCGAACGCCTGATCTGGGAGAAGGGCGACCCGCGCAGCGTGCGCTACCATTGCGAGGATTGCGACACGCCGATTGAGGAATATCACAAAACCGCCATGCTTTCCGCCGGCGAATGGCGGCCAACGGCGGTAGCGGAGAACCCGCATACGATCGGCTTTCACATCTCGGCGCTTTATTCACCGGTCGGCTGGTTGTCCTGGGAGCAGATCGCGCGCGATTGGGAAGCAGCGCAGGGCAAGGCCGAGGATCTGAAAACCTTCCGCAACACGGTGCTTGGCGAGACCTGGCAGGATCGTGGCGAGGCACCGGATTGGGAGCGCTTGGTCGAACGGCGCGAGGATTTCCGGCTGGGTGTTGTGGCGCAGGACGCGTTGGTGCTGACAGCGGGCGTTGATGTGCAGGATGACCGGCTGGAATGCGATATCTGGGCCTGGGCGGAGAGTTATTCCTCCTGGCTGGTTGATCACATTGTCATCGCCGGCAGCCCACGTGAGCGCGCGCCCTGGGATGCGCTGGGAGACCTTCTCGCACGTGATTGGCCACGGGCGAATGGCGGCGCGATCCGTATTGCAAAGGCCTGCGTTGATACCGGCGGACGCGACACGGCGGCGGTTTATGGCCATCTGAGGCGCCTGCGCGATCCGCGCATTGCGCCGACCAAGGGGGTTGATGGTTGGAATAGGGCTCAGCCGGTGCAGGGGCCGACGCCGGTTGATGCGCTGGTGGATGGACGAAAGCTGCGGCGTGGCTTGAAGCTTTGGACGGTCTCGGTTTCGACCTGGAAGGTTGATCTCTATCGCCGGCTTTGGCTCGGGCGTGGCGAGGCGGCGGAATTCCCGCCCGGCTGGGTGCATTTGCCGCAGGGAATTGAGGTTGAATGGGTCAAGCAGCTCGTGGCGGAGCAGCTTCACCAGGTGAAGGACCGTCGCGGCTTTGTGCGGCAGGAATGGGCGAAGCTGCGGGAGAGGAATGAGGCGCTGGATTGCGCGGTGCTGGCCCGTGCGGCGCTGTGGTTGCTGGGCGCTGATCGGTATGGGGAGCGGTTTTGGCAGAGGCTGCGCGAGGACATCGCGAATGCGCCGGTGGAAAGCCAGGTAGCGGAGACTGCCACGCTGATTGTCGCGCCGAACCCGGATCCGCCTCCGCTGATGCGGCGGCCCGGTTGGCTGGCGTCGCGTGGCGGTTGGTTGCGCTGATTACTTTCGGGAGGAAATCATGAGTAACGGAGAACTCCACGCGCGTGAGCGCGAGGATCTGGCGCTGCATGTCGAGCGTTGCGCCGAGCGCTACACGTCGGTGCGTGCCGAGATCTGTGGCCTGCGCAAGCAGACGCGCCGGATTGAGGGGGCGATCTGGGGCATCGTCGCGGTGTTGATCGCGCTTGGTGCAGGCGGGGCGCAGATCCTGCCGATCCTGCGTGCCCTCGCGCGCGGCGCGGGCGGGTGAGACGACAACCGTATCGAACTAGCGAAGCGGGCCCCGGGGATTCTCGACAGAAAAACCCTAGCTTCCTAAGTCCAGGTACTGCCGTTCAACAATGTAGCCAATTTCTCGACAGACAAGGGCTCTTTTCCATCGTAGGAAGGAATGAGCTTCGAAAGATCAAGATACCTAAAACTGAAGATACCATTGGGAGAGATTTTCTTGGCATCAGTTTTGTGAAACTCGTCAACCACATAAAAGCGATGCGCTTCAGTTTTCAGATCATAATAGGGGGTTTGCTCGATGGCCGCCTTAATCCGCTTCTCTCGATCTTCTGTGAGAACGCCGTGTTCTGTTTCAAACGAGTGGCTACCATCCTGACAGGTTACAATCACGACCGCCTCAACCTGCCCCACGTGTGAGACCGTCTTCTGGCGATAAATTCCTATGAAGGGGTATCCTGCCTTTGAGCTTCTGCTCGGCGGTTCGTAGTAAACGCCCAGGCGTATATTTTCCTCAAAAGAAGTACCGCAAGGAAAAATAACAAGCCACTTATGACGCTCATCTAGCAGATCTGCCTCAGAGAGATAGTCTTTGAAATCGTCGAGAACATCCCGAAGATCTCTCTCGTAATCCGCGCACTGTGCTTCCAATCCTTGCAGCAACCGGGAAAATGTAAGGGAGGAAAACGTAATCCCTTGTGCCTGAGCAGTTTTTTTTAGCTGCTCCCCGAGAGATTCTGGGATAGGTTCTTTGGTCAAGGCAAAGAGAAAATTTTTACCGTTCGGCGCAGCATTCTGCGACATTGAATCCATATGCCGCTCTAGCTGTTCAACATCTACCGTACCCCCTCTTTTTGTTTCGATAACAATTCGAAGTGGTTGTTGTGATATCTCCGCATCTGGAACACCGGCTTCATTCTTGATTTGCTGTTCGAAATTTAGGCCGATTGAAAGTTCTGTTTCCAGAATTTCGCTGAATAGTCTTTCAATCTTGAAAGGCGAAGACTGGTAGAAATAGCGCAATGCCAATAGCGTATTGTTTGTCGCGTGATTTTCCGGTTGAGAAAATCGCTGGAAGTAGGAAACGCGTCTCGCCATGGTTTTTCTCTGAAGCGCTTATGGGCTTTGTCGGAATGACCGTAACATCGACGTCCTGTCCCTGGATAGGGCTGAATTAGGCAAATAAAATGGAATCGAGCACCCTCGCCTGGGCGCTGGCGCAGCCCGCCGGTAGCCGCGCTGCCGTGCTGGCCTCTGCCTATACCGGCGGCGTCACACGCGTGACCTTCGAAGGCCGCACCGTCGAGTATCGCAGCCTGGATGAATTGGGCCGCGCCATTGCAGCGCTTTACGGCGCCGAGAATGCCGCAGCACGGCGACCGGGCGTGACACTCGCCAGCTTCACAAGGAACGCATGATGAAGCTCCACCTGCGCGCCGGCTGGAATGCCCTCCGGGGTTACGCGGCCGCGCAGGAGAGCCGTGCCTCAGCCTGGTCGCCCTCAGGCGGCAGCGCGAATGGTGAGATCGGTATGGCCGCCACCAGCGTCGCGCGGCGTGCGCGCGATGCTGTGCGCAATGATCCCTATGCCGCACGCATCGTGGATCTTTGGACCGGCAATGCGGTCGGTGCTGGCATCACGACGCGCTGGCCTGAAACCGCGCATCGCAATGCATGGCAGTCCTGGGCTGAAAGCTCCGCTTGCGATGCGGAAGGCAAGCTTGATCTCTATGGGCTGCAGGCGCTGGCCATGCGTGCCGTCGTCGAAAGCGGCGAATGCTTCATCCGGCTGCTGACCGTGCCGACATCGCCGCGGAACCCGATCGGCCTCAGCCTGCAGGTGCTGGAAAGCGATCATCTGGATACCGCGCGCAATGGCGTCGTGAATGGCGCGCCGACCATCCAGGGCATCGCGCTTGGGAATTTTGGCGAGCCGATTGGTTATTGGCTTTTCCCAACCCATCCCGGCGCCTGGATGCTGCCGGGTGCGCGGCTGGCGAGCAATTTCATCCCCGCGCGCGATGTGCTGCATATCTTTCGCAAGCGCCGGCCTGGGCAATTGCGCGATGTCTCCTGGCTTGCGCCAGTGCTGCTGCGGCTGCGTGACCTTGGCGACTATGAAGCAGCACTGCTGATGAAGGCCAAGATTGAGGCCTGCCTCGCCGCAGTGGTGACGGATGATGGCGAGGAGACACTGACTAAGCCGGGCGACGCCAACCCTGGCCTGCTACGCGACGCGCAAGGCCGCGCAGTGGAAAGCTTCGAGCCGGGGATGATCCTCTACCGGCGCGGCCATGGCGAGGTGAATGTAGTGAACCCCTCGGGCGGTGGGTCGCACACCGCCTTCGCGCGACGATCACTTGAAGCCGCTGCTGTTGGTGCGGGCCTGACATACGATCAGGTTTCCGGCGATCTGACCCAGGCGAATTACTCCAGCCTCCGCGCCGGCAAGATCGAATTCCGCAGGCTGTGCGAACAGGTGCAATACGGCATGCTGATCCCGATGCTGGTGCGACCTATTGCGGAACGCTTTCACACGCAAGGCGCGCTGGTTGGGCTTTGGGCAGATGCCATGCCGAAGGGCGTCGCGCATGTGCCGCCGGCGCATGAAATGATTGATCCTTTAAAGGATACCACAGCGCTGATCGCCCAGGTGCGTGCGGGCTTTGTACCGCAGCCCGAGGCCGCCGGCGCCTTTGGCTATGATTTCCGCTCGGCGGTCGAGATGATCCGCGAAGCCAATGCCGCACTGGATGCGGCGGGCATCTCGCTTGATACCGATCCGAGGCGTGTGGCCAAATCCGGCGGTGCGCAGGACGCGGCGCAGATGGCAGCAGTGGAAATCGCCGCAACTGGGGCGGCCGGGGCGGCAGCGCCAACGCAGCCAGATACCCAAACAGCATAGGGCTCACCATGACCGAAACCTTCGACCCGGGCGGGAGCGATCCCGCGCCGGTTGATCCCGCTTTGCCCGATCGACTTCCCACCGATGGGCAAACGATCACCGCCCGCCGCGCCATCACCGCACCCGCCACCGTGGATCGCGCTTCCCGCACGGTGGAGGTCGTGTGGTCCACCGGCGCGCGGGCGCGCAACTTTGTCCCGTCCCTCGGCGGTATCACCGAGGAGTTGGACATGTCGCCCAATGCGGTGCGCATGGCGCAGCTCGGCTCCGGCAATGCACCGGTGCTGAACACCCATCGCAGCAGCGATGCGCGGGATGTGCTGGGCCGTGTGATTGCCGCCCGGCTTGAAGGCGGG